ATGAGACTTTCTGGCCGCTTTTCTGAAGCCCTAGTGTACGCCGCCGCTGTGCACGCCGACCAGCGGAGGAAGGTCTCGGGCGAGCCGTACCTGGCGCATCTGCTGGGTGCTGCGGCCATCGTGCTTGAGCACAACGGCAACGAGGACGAGGCCATCGCCGCGCTGTTGCACGACACGATCGAGGACCAGGGGGGCGCGGCGCTGCGGGAGGAAATCGGCCGCCGTTTTGGTCCGGCGGTGCTGGAGATCGTCGAGGGTTGCAGCGACACCGACACCAGGCCGAAGCCGCCTTGGCGGCAGCGGAAAGAGGCCCACGTCGCCCGTCTGCGCCGTGCCTCCGCCTCGATCCGCCTGGTGTCGGCCGCCGACAAGCTGCACAACGCCCGGGCGCTATTGCGCGAATATCGCCTTGGCGGCGAGTCGGTCTGGGATCATTTTCGCGGCGGCCGTGAGGGGACGCTGTGGTACTATCGGGCGGTAGCCGACGTGCTCAAGCAAAGCGGCACCAGCCCGCTCGTCGAGGAGTTGGACAGGGTGGTCGGCGAGATCGAACGATTGGCTTCGCAGCGTGGGGAGAAATCCTCTTGAAATTGGGCCACGGCCTGTGCTATGGTTGGGGCCGAACAAGGGTATCGTTAGGGCCTGATCTGACAGGTATCTGAAGAGCCCGTCACTGGAGTTGTCTCCGGCGGCGGGCTTTTTTTGCGCCCCAAGTGTGGATTAGCCCGCATTGCTTCCCGTAGTGTGCCACTGCTTGACGTGAGGCAAGCAGTGAGGAGGGGTTCCGCCCTGCACTGCTTCTGCGAAGCAGTGGCACACGATGGTTCGACGTCAGAAATGTGGATTCGGACGGCGCCCCTCTCGTTCACACGCACAGGTGTAGGAGCGGGGGTGGACCGGCGCTTGAGTGGCTGGTGAGGCAGTGATGATCACACCGTCGGTCGTGCAAGAGATCCGGCGTCTGTTGACGGAGGGGAAGCTCAGCCAGCGGAAGATCGCCAGGATGACGGGGATCAGCCGCGGGACGGTGGGAGCGATTGCCGCCGGAAGGCGGCCCGACTACGAGTCGTTGCGGAGTGCGGCGGACGATGAATTCGCGGAACCGATTGGACCGCCGCGGCGATGTCCCGGGTGTGGTGGGATGGTCTACGTGCCGTGCCGCTTGTGCCACACGCGCTGCTTGCAGGCCGAAGCGTCCAAGCCGCTGTGGCCGGCATGGTTGATGCAACTGGAGGAGCCCTTGGGATTGGAGCTGAGGGACGAGGATCGGGCGCGCTACGAAGAGATCCGCCGCCAGAGGGTGAGTACCTTCGCTTTGGAGACTGGCGGCAGCGTGGCGCCGCCCGGCGAGGGCCCCCGGAGCGAATGCGACGATCTGTGCGGCGTGTTCGAGGTCGAGGAGGACGAGTGGGAGTTGGATCCCGCCGATCTTTGGGACGCGTTCGAGTGGGAGGAGGAAGATCCGGCGATCGACGGCGCGGACGTGCCGGACCTCGGCGCGTTCTGCCTGGCGGCGGACAGCGAGCTCTCCCCGGGGGATTCCACATGAAGGTCAAACCGATGGATATCAACGACAGCCAACAAACTCGCGCGGACTCCGTCCAGCCCCGGCCGGTCTGCTATCGGCAGGTCCGCCGCCAGATCAGGGACGCCGACCTGCTGTTGTTCCGGCGTCGCGGCGTTGCCCAGGTGGGCGGGCGGGGAGGCGTACTGGGCCGACTGCGGTTGGGCTGCCTGATCGGCGGCCTGCCGTCTCTGCTGATCGCCATCGCCGGACGCGGCCAGCACAGCCATGCCGCCAAGGCCGCCTGGTGGGGCGAGGATCTGTTCTGCGTGGAGATTCGGGGCTTAAGCGGCGGCCGGGCAGTGACGCTTTCCAGTCAGGTGCGGCGCTACCCGGGCAAGATCGACGTCTACCAGGCCAATCCTAAGAATCGCTGGCCGGAATACGACCGGGCCGGGGCCAGCCGGTTCATGAGGCGGATGTGCGGCTGCGACTACGGCTATCGCGGCCTGGCCGCCGCCGCACTGCTGCACCTGCCGGTGGTGCGGTGGTTCGTCAAGCCCGACGTGGACGACGAAGCGGTCGACCGCCGGCCGCCGTTTTGCAGCCATGCCTGTGTGATGGCCGACCGGCTCGGCGGCGGCGTCGACCCGGTAGAACACCTGGCCGACCGGTTGACTGAGCCGGCCGACCTGGCGCGGAGCCCGTTTTACAGGTACCGGTTTACGCTGATTCCGTGAGAGTGGTGAGTGGTGAGTGGTGAGTGGTGAGTGGAGAGTGGTGAGTGGAGAGTTGAGAGTTGAGAGTGGAGTGATACGTGTTCCGTGCTGACTCTTCCCCCTTCCCCCTCCCCCTTCTCCCTTCCGCCTTCGCCCCAATCCCCTAGCCTCGAGGTCATCCGATGAAACGTTTCCTTCTGCTGCTGGTCTTCTCGATCATCAATCATCAATCATCAATCATCAATCAGGCTTCAGCGTCGCTGGCCGATTGCCTCGACGCCACCTGCCGAATCCAGGCACCCGACGGGAGCACGGGGACCGGCTGCGCGTTCGAGATCAGCCAGGGGACCGTGTTCGTGCTGACCAACCGCCACGTGGTAGGCGCGGCCGACCGGGTGCAGTGTGTCTTCTGGCAGCAGGGGCACCAGTCGGCGGCGCTGGCCGGCAGCGTCTTGGCCCGGTCGGACCAGGTCGACGTGGCCCTGGTGACGATTCCGGCCTCGGCCTTCGAGGGGCGTCCGCCCCGAGTGGTGCCGCTCGCGTCCGGCGGGACCCGGCTGACGGAGGGCGAGACGGTGACCTCGGTCGGGTGTGCCAACGGCGCCTGGGCCACCGGCTGGAAGGGCCACGTGCTGGGATACGACGGGACGTCGGTCTGCTTCACGCCGCCGCCTGCCGACGGGCGGAGCGGCTCGGCGCTGTTCGACGCCGGCGGCCAGCGGATCGTGGGGCTGATCTGGGGCCGGCTGGAGCAAGGCGAGGGCCGGGGATACGCCGTGACGGTAGAGAATCTGTACCGTGCCTTGAACTTCGCGCAGACCGGCACCGGCTGGGTCCACCGGCCGTTGCCGCTGTTGACCGTCGCCGACAATGCACAATGCGGTCCGAACGGTTGTGCTCCGCGGGGATACATCCTGCCGTATCGCAACTTCCAGCAGCAGCGGGAGTACCAGCGGGATCGGCAGCTCGATCAGCTCGATCGGCAGCTCGAGCTGCGAGGCCAGGTCTGGCCGACCTTGCCGCCGCAGATCCAGGGCAAGGTGGAGGTACAGACGGAGATCAACGACCAGCCAGCCACGGAGCGGGCCAAGCAGGAAACGGCCAAGCGGGCCAGCGGATTGGGGGTCGCCCTGACGCTGGCGGCCGCCTTGGCCGCGGGCGTGTTCCTCTTCTACGTGGTCGGTAAACAGTGACCGCCGCGGGGAGGAAAAAGGGGACAGGTCCAATTTGTGCGAAGCCGGGCACCGACCGAAGGTTGGTCGCGGGCCGTTCCGGCAAATTGGACCTGTCCCCTTTTTCCGGGAACGTCAGATAACAAGGAGCTTTCGATGCTGTTTTCCTTTGTGGATTTGGGGCCGGTCTTCTGGCAGTACGCGGGCATCTTCTTCGCCGCGCTGGCCGCCATCCTGCTGGGCTTGCTGCTCTGGCGGCGGCGGGAGCTGCGGCGGTACCGGGCAATGGAAGTCGCCGATGAAATGGCCCAGTGGGGACTCGCGCGCCTGGCCAAGCTGTTGCGGGCCTACGCGGTGGGCAACTACTTCGGCGCCGATTCCGTCACCCGGGTTACTCACCAGTTGATCGACGACATCCAGAGTGAGGGCCTCGGGAACTTGCTTCGCAACGTGGGCTGGAAGGTGGTCGAGAACGTGTTCCTCAAGGACACAGCAGACCGCAAGAGGCTGCTGAAGCTGCTGGAGACGGGTGGCTCCGGGCAGGAGACGGAGAAAAAATAGGGGCCAGGGACGAGGGGCCAGGGGCCAGGGAATACGGCAGGCAGAATGATGAATGCAGAAGGCAGAATGCCACGTTGTCGCAGTGACTCTTGAATTCAGCATTCATCATTCTGCCTTCTCTCCTCTTGATCGACGTGACTGCCATGACCGTGGAACAGTGGGGAATCGTGATCGGCGTGGTGATGTCGGCCGTGTTGGCGTTGGCCCCTTGGATGTTCATGGTCCACGCCAAGCTGGCGGTGATCGCCACGCAGATCGTCGAGCTGGGTGAGAAGGTGGAGAAGGCGGCCGAGGCCAACCAACAACTCTGGTCGCGCTACGCCCAGCACGAGGCCCGGCTGGAGACCCACGACGTGCAGTTCGCCCACGTGGCCGAACGGTTGGAGGAGATTTGAGTGAGTGGGTAGTGGATAGTGGATAGTGGATAGCAGGTGCCCGTCGCTGCTTGTCCACACCATCCACCACTCACTATCCACTAACCACTGACCACTATCCACTAGCAAAGCATGATGATCCGCGATCGCATTAAGGAACTGCGTCGGGTGAAGGCGGCCGAGTTGCGGCCGCACCCGAACAATTGGCGGGTGCATCCGCAGGCCCAGCAGGACGCCCTGCGGGGTATCCTGGCCGAGGTGGGCTATGCCGACGCGCTGCTGGCCCGCGAATTGCCCGACGGAACGCTGCAACTGATCGACGGGCACCTGCGGGCGGAGACCACGCCGGAGATGGAGGTGCCGGTGCTGGTGGTCGACCTGGACGATCGCGAGGCGGCCAAACTGCTGGCGCTGCACGATCCGCTGGCCGGGCTGGCCGAGGCAAACAACGACGCGCTGGCCGAACTGCTGGAGCAAGTGGAAACGGAGAGCGAGGCGGTCCAAGACTTCTTGGATCAATTGCTCGCCGAGCCCGGCCCAAAGGACGCCCTGCCGCCGGACGAACAAGTGGAGAATGCCGGACCGCCGCGGGAGGTCGATGTTCCGGAGGTGTTCCAGGTGGTCATTGAGTGCCGGGACGAGGAAGAGCAGCGGGTCATTTACGACCGGATGACGGGCGAAGGATTAAAGTGCCGGTTGCTGACGTTGTAAGGGTGACAGGGTGAGGGGGTGACGGGGTGAGGGGGTGAACGACGCTGTCACCCCGTCACCCCGTCACCCCCTCACCCCCTCACCCCTCGGAGACACTACATGCCCTGTGTGGAAGTGAAGGTCGACTGCCCGGTGTTCGATTCCTTCCGGGTGCAGCAGGTGGCCGGCATGTTCGACGTGCCGATCACCGAGCGGGTTTCGGAGCAGTTTCGCGTCGAGCTGCCGCACTCAGTACTCGATACTCAGTACTCGGTACTCAGTGAGTCCGATCGAGCCGGCGACGACTGGCGGATCGGGCTGATCGTGGGGCCCTCGGGCAGCGGCAAGAGCACCATCGCCCGGCAGATCTTCGGCGATCGCCTCTACCGGCAGCAGGAGTGGCCGCGGGATCGGGCCGTGATCGACGGCCTGGGCGACCGGCCGATCAAGGAGATCACCGGCCTGTTTACCGCCGTCGGCTTCAGCTCGCCGCCCAGTTGGATCAAACCGTATCACGTGCTCTCGGGCGGTGAGCGGTTCCGCTGCGATTTGGCCCGGGCGCTGAGTGGAGTGGATAGTGGAGAGTGGATAGTGGATAGTGGAGAGCGGAGAGACCCGAATTCAAGTCTATCCACTAACCACTATCCACTATCCACTCCCCTGATCGCCTTCGACGAGTTCACCAGCGTGGTCGATCGCGACGTGGCGCGGGTCTGTTCGGCGGCGATTGCCAAGGGGATCCGCAGTAGCCGGATCGCCGGCCGCTTCGTGGCGGTCACCTGCCACTACGACGTGACCGAGTGGCTCACGCCCGACTGGGTAATCGACATGGCCACCTCGACGTTCCAAAGGAGGTGTCTTCGGCGACCGCCGATCCAGCTTGAGATCTTTCGTTGCCGGCGCGCTGCGTGGGCGATGTTTAAGCGTCATCACTACTTGAGCGGCTCGCTGAGCACGGCGGCGCGGTGCTTCCTCGCGCTGTGGAAGGGCAACCCGGTGGCCTTCTGCGCCACGATTTCCTTGATCGGCCGCAAAAACCGCTGGCGCGTAAGCCGGATCGTCACGCTGCCCGACTACCAGGGGATCGGCATCGGGATGGCGGTCACCGAGGCGGTGGCCGAGCTGCATCGCGAGGAGGGCCAGCGGATCAACGTCACCGCCAGCCACCCGGCCCTGATCGCCCATTGCCGCCGCTCGCCGCGGTGGCGGGCGGTGAACGTGAAGAAGACGGGCACTCCGCGCGCTGACCGATTCATCAAGGGATACCGCGGCTCGGCGGGCCGGGCGGTGGTGTCGTTTGAGTACTTGGGGGGAGGAATTAGGGATTGGGGATTAGGGATTGGGGATTAGGGATTGGAGCACTCCAGCGGATGCCGATCCCCAATCCCTAGCGCGGCCGGCGGCCGCAACCAAACGGCGGGCAAGCCCGCCCGCTAAACGCCGTGATCACACCTACACCGTGAGACTCTAATCCCTAATCCCCAATCCCTAATCCCTAGCACCACCGAGGATTCGCGACGTGGCAACACGCGGCAGGCAACCGGTGTTAGACGAGATCAAGCAGCGGGAGATCCTGGCCATCCTCACGGTCGGGTGCAGCCGGCGGGCTGCCGCCCGCTACGTCGGCTGCGCGGTCTCCACGATCCAAAACACCGCCGAGCGCGACGCGGGATTTGCCGAGAAACTGCGGCGGGCGGAGAACCAGCACGAGCTGACCTACCTGCGGAACATCCAGCAGGCCGCCAAGAAGCCGCAATACTGGCGGGCGGCGGCCTGGGTCTTGGAGCGAGTATTCCCGGAGAAATACGCCCGCCGCGGGCCGGACGTGATTACCGTCGACCAGATCAGGCAGGTGCTGGCACAGTTCGCCGAAATCATCGTGGCGGAGGTGCCCGTGGCCAAGTACCGCCAGAAGATCCTCAGCCGCCTGGAGGCCTTGACCAGGAGCCTCTACCGGTCGCCCCAACCGGAGGCCACCGACCATGAATGATGAAGCATTGGTGGCAGATTGCCCGCTCAGGCCCGAACAGCTCGGGGGGCTGGTCACGACGTTGCGCAACGAGCTGGCACGCAAGCACGGATACGCCAGGCGGGCGCTGAGCGGCCGCAACGGGACACTGGACCTGTTGGCCTGGGGTCGGAAGTATCTGCCCGACCACTTCACCCGGCCGCCCTCGGACATGCACCGGTGGCTGGCCGAACAGTTGGAGGCGATGGGGACGGCCCGGGGGACCAAGCTCAACGTGCTCGGGCCGCGGGGTGGGGCCAAGTCGACCATCGGCACCCTGGCCTATCCGTTGCGCAGCGCCGAGGAACGGCGGGAACCTTACATCTGGATCGTCTCCGACACGAAGCACCAGGCCACCGCCCACCTGGAAAACATCAAGACCGAACTGGTCGACAACCCGCGGCTGGCCGCCGACTTTCCCCAGGCCGCCGGCCAAGGTCCCGTCTGGCGGAGCAACTCGATCGTGCTGCGGAACGGCGTGACCATCGAGGCCTTTGGCACGGGGCAGCGGATTCGCGGCCGTCGCCGCGGCGCCCATCGCCCCACGTTGATCATCTGCGACGACCTGCAGAACGACGGGCACATCGCGTCGGCCTTGCAGCGCGAGCGGTCGCGAACCTGGTTCCAAGGGACGCTGATGAAGGCCGGCACCGGCCGCACCAACGTAGTCAACCTGGCCACCGCCCTGCACCGCGAGGCGCTGGCCGTCGAGCTGCACGAAACGCCCGGCTGGAACTCGCGGATCTTCCGGGCCATCCAGCGCTGGCCC